CCTACGCCGTTAGCGTCTACGCCTACGGCAAGTACATCATAGTTAGATAAGAACTGTTGTATCTGGAAGTATTGCTCTTCCCAGTCATCTCCTTGTAGCTCGAGCCAATTTAATACTCTATGATCATAATAACCAAATTCATCTGGCCTATCCCAGTCTACCCACACAACAGTTACGACAGTCGAGTCCATCTTGCGTGCCGGGTCAATTCCCACGACTACTGGAGATCTATGCCAATTTCTGACAATCTCTTGCGAAGTGTCCCCAAGATTGTCCATTGTACTTGATGTAACGAACATGCCTCTTTCCAGCAACCATTTACAGTTGTAGGATAGTTGGAACTCATCTGAGTCCTCTCCAATGCGTAACATCTCTTTTCTAATAAACTTTTCATAGTTAGGGTTAAACTTTGCAACATCTCGCCAGTCCCACTGAAAGTGGTTCTGCTTAACGTTTCGTCCACCACTGGATTGACGTCTTTTGTTTAGCTGGATAGCACGGTAGAAGTTATTCTTCATAGTGGTGGGGGTGCCAGTCTTTACCATGGTAGCGTTATAGTACGCACCCATAGGAGCAATAGACTTAGATACTACAAAGTCGTCTGCTTCTTGACACTCATCAATGATAATTAAGTGAAAAGACTTAGATTCAATCTTTGCACGTGGGTTAGCCGTCATCATCATAAGAGTAGAGCCAGACTTCTTAAGCTTAATGTTACGAGTTACGCCTGGGTTCTTACCCGGCATATCATCGATATCTGGATCCCCAAAGACTTCCATCGCTCTTTCACTAGTTAAACGTGAAACTGTACGAGCATATAGTGTTTCTACCTGTGATTGAATAGGTGCGAACATTCCCACCCAAATACCATCACCAAACTTACCTAGTAGGTCTGGGTACATCTTTGCAAGGCGTGGGAGGATAACCATCAAGGTAGCTACGGTATTAGCGATAGTTTCTGACTTACCTGACTGACGTGAGGCTAACGCGGTTACTTCTTCACCATCGTTAATAATTACTGACTCAATGACTCGCCTAGCTAACGGAACCTGATATGGGTGGAGTTTATGCCCTACTAGTAGCTCCATAAAGTCTAAGATCTTATCGATCAAAACCCTTACAAATTCAGCCGATAGCTCATCCAGCTCTTCATCTTCTTCTTCAAGAAGCGGGTCTTCAAGGTCAACGTACTCTTCTTCGTAGGTTACTTCCTCAAAGTTATCTTCATTCATTTAATAGCTCTCTCGCTGAGACTATTCATAATTGCATGAACTACCTCAGCGCCTACTCTAGCCTCTTCCAAATAGAAAGGATCTTGGTTTTTTTGCCATGTAGAGAGGTTACGACCAATAGAGTACAGTGCTTGCTCATTCCAAGTCACCAGCTCTGCAGTTGGTAGTGCGTCTACTCTCTTTTCAATCTTAGTTCTTTTACGCTCTTCTTTTTTTCTACGAATCATGTTCTGCCCCAAATCTAATATAATCCCAGTCTACTTCATCTTTCTTCATTGCTCTACCGTTTATTGCAACAGTTAAGGCTTCGCTCTCAGAATACCGTCTAACCCATTTTCCTAAAACTAAAGATATGCGAGTAAATGGTGCCCTAATGCAATACCCCTTACCAAAACGATAAGGTTCTTCTATTTCTTGTGTTTCCGCCTTTTCAAATAAGACGGGAGGCTTTACCGGATACACCATAGTGTGCCAGTAAAAAGAGCCTACATCATGCGTCTTCGCCATTTTCTACTTCCGCCTCCGAACAATGATGACTTGGTATTTCGTGTTCTAATACTATCATCTCACAGTCTCGGCACTCAAAACGCTTTGGGGCTGTGAAATAGTTCTGCGCAGTCCCACCAATAGGGACATCATCTTCTGCTGACTCGTAATCGTAAATTATCTCTGGTTCTGTGAACAACTCAGCAGGAAACGGACCACGTGCTCCATAAGCGGACTTAGGAACTGGATGACCTTGCTTAGTTATTACCCTCTGGACAATCTTCATTATTCGGCTGGCTTAGTATCTTCTACTGGTTCAGCTGGTGCTTCAACTACTGGTGCTGGTTCTTCAACCTTAGGCTCTTCTACCACAGGAGCTTCAACCTTAGGTTCAGCTTCTTTCTTTACAGGGGGTTTTACCGGAGCAGGCTTAGGTGCAACAGGCTTAGGCTCTTCTGCCTTTGTGATTAATTTCACATGGTGAGGTAGAGCATTTGCGTTAAAAAATACAGGGAGGTGCTTTGCGCAGAACGTTTGATGTGCTGCACCTGGGTTTTCTATAGAGAAAACAGCATCTTTGGTGCAATTTAGGCATTTTACCATTGTTGAGTCCTTTCGGGGGTCAATACGTATATTCTATCTTATATTGAGTTCGGCGTTGCTTCAAGTCTGTATTTACTGCTAGAATATATGTAGGGAGTTAAACACCCCCTAACACTAACTACGTAACAAAAGGGTTGCAACTAGCTCGGCAGACAGACGCTGAGCTATTTTTTATCTAGTGACAGTAGATAAGAGATTCGGGTTGGCCTTCTAGCCTAGGAGATAGTGTGAAGTTTAATGAGAATACCCTTTTAAAAGCAAAGGCAACCTTAATGGTGGCTATGTTAACCATAGTTACCACAAACGAAGCTTATGCGGTATATAACCGGGTTGATACGCCCACTGTGATCACAGCCCCCGTGGTAGTTGATCCTCTAGATAAGTATCGGGAAATGACAAAGTTCAGTCCTACGGACCTGGCAGACATGCTGGAACTAGTTGGATTTAAGGGTAGCTCCTTGAAGACAGCTTGGGCAGTAGTTATGCGAGAGTCCAGGGGCAACTCTAATTCCCACAATAAAACATCCTCAACAGGGGATAACTCCTACGGCCTGTTCCAGATCAATATGATCGGAAGTCTTGGAGATATCCGAAGAGAAAAATTTGGTATTAAATCTAATGCCGAACTACTAGATCCCGTGACAAATGCCCAAGCAGCCTTCTACATGACTAATCGTGGAACAAACTTTGGGTCTTGGGGTCTAGGACCAGATGCTTATGATGGAACCCCATCTGAGCAGGCAGTAACAATCTGGCTTAGTGAATTTCCTAAGTAAATAGAAAAGGCCCCGTAACTGGGGCCTTTTTTATTACTTCTTTTTATTTTATACCTTTATTAAAGTTTTTTGGTGGTTTCTTAGGATCAGGTGGTGGACTTCCCGCACCTGCTACTTTAGGCTTAGATTTAGGTTTTTTAACGACTACGCTCTCGGCATGTGCACGGTTACCTTTTTGGGTTAGGCCTACTTGTCCAGGTTGCTCTAATCCATAGCTAGCAAATTGACCCATTATTTCTTCCCCGCTCTACGCCTGTTTTCTTTAGCAGTGTTCTTACCATGTTTTAATGGTCTAAGATTACTGGAGCTATCGTTATCATGGTTATTATCCTTATGATCAACGTCTGTGCCTTTAGGTAGCTTGCCATGCTTCTTCTCATACTTAGCTTTAGCAGCATTCTTAGATGTGGTCTTCCACACACCGTTTTCTTTATAGTGCTCAACAATAATTTTACGTCCGCCATTAGCAGCAGAGCCTTTGTATTCTTTGCCACCAGCTACTGCTTTTTTCTTAGTTGCCATCTGCAGACCCGTCCGTAAAATGTTCAGGACGAGTTTTGCGAGGCTTAGGGGTGTAGTTTCCTTCTTTTTTAAGCTTGTAAATCTCGCGTCGGCGGGCTTCTTTTTTCATCATTCTTTGAGCCTGTGGGTCATTATCAAAATTGTGTAGGTCCCAAGAATCTAGTTCAGACTTAGCCATTATTTTTTACTCCTCTTTGGTTTTGAAACTTTGTCTTTGCCTGAACCTTCAGGTACGCAGTTAGGAACTTTTTTGCCTTCTTTAAGCTTTGTCCCTACTTGAACATAGCCCTTCCAACAAGGATCTTTAACCATTAACAGTCCCACGCTCTCCGTGCTTTGTTTAAACGACTATCTGGATCTTTAGCCGCTTTAGGAAATTTCTTTGCTTGCCCTGCAGAACGAGCACAGTATGACTTGCGACGTGCAGCAGACTTCTCAGACTTAGCTGCTTCTGCTTTTTTAACAGGAGGCTTTAAGTTATGGCCTTCTTTTTTAGCAGAGGCTCTACCTTTTGCATTTAATCCACCGTTAGGGTTCTGACCCTCTTTACGTTGCCACGCAGCTGTTTTAGCCATTATTCTAAATCCTTACGTTGTTTCCAAGAGTCTTTAGACGAATTGTAGCAGTTATGGCTCTCAGCTTTACTCTGACCGGAACTTTGTTCTCTGCGGCCACCAACAGTAGTATGAGTCCATTGACAACCTAGGCAGTGCCAATTATGCACGCCAAGACCGCCGAACTCACCACCGTTAGAATAAACCGTATTATTAGAGTGCCCCATTACGTGCTTGACTCTCCGCTAGCACCACGACCATACCTACGGTTAGTAATCGTATGGTCAACGTGGTGTACAGGCTCAAGAGCATGAGACCAGTCCGCAAACTCATGTGCCTGAAATCTCAGGTTACGTGGCAGACGTCCATCTTTAGGAGCAGTAGTGTCTTGAAAGATTTCACTTCTAGACATGATTACCGCTGCTTATTAGATCTTGTGTTTATAACACTAAAGCCTCTAGGTACAGGAAGTTTACCTGAATTAGGTGAACCCTTTGTGTCCTTCTTAGCTTGAAGTGCTTTAGTAGCTGGAGATAGATCCTTAGCTTTTATCCACTGTGCGCCATCTTTGTGAGAAACTGCGCCGTAATCTTTAAAGCCAGGTATTGCTGGTTGCGGATCTTTTGGTTTCTTAGCCTTTGGTGCTGGAGCTTGTGGCTCTTCTCGTGGAACTTCCACAGGAGAGTTTCCAGGAATCTTAGCGATCTCCGCAGTCTTAGGCATTCTAACCTTAATCGCAGGGTTATCTATTCTAACGGAACCAAAATTAATACCAAAGTCTCTACCGGCTCGCGCATCAGACATCGCACCTCCATCTCCAGGGAGGTAGCTAGGTCCTTGTGGGAAAGGTTGTGTACCTGATTCGGTTGTGTAGCTGCCTTTTATAGGCTTTTCTTTTCCGTAAGAAATTTGCTTAGCCATTGCCCAAGCCTCTATAGGCCCTTCAGCAGTAACGGTAGACGAGGGTACTCTACCGATACCTGCTTCTTTAAAACTACTAACAGGCTTAGGTGCTTCCGCAATTGTTTGTGTTGGGGCTGGGGCTGGAGCTTCTGGAGCTTTTCCGTATGACTCAAATCCTGGTAGCGCTTGATCTGAAGGGCCTGCTCCACGACCTTCATCAGTAG